TACAAAACCAGGTAAAAGTAAGGATCAGGTATGATAAAGACGGTCAAAATGAGGATATTTAGATCTTTGATATCAATTGCGCAGGGTCAATTGGCTTCAAGGAGATGAAAAAGATAGGGGTGCGGCAGACGGCGGCGTCTCTAAAACCTCTTTTTTTCTCCCGGCATATAAAATCTCATGAAAACTATCTTCTCGGGCGGTACCCCTGGTGAAGAACCTATCTTTGAGCCTGAACCGGCAGACGAAGACGGTGAAGAGAGAATAATTGAACCGTTTGTTCCAGAAGAACCTGAAGAACCAGAGCCTAAAGAGAAAAAGAATGGCTGAAAAACCGGGGTTCTGGAGTAATCTCTTCAGCAAGTTTGGCCGGGAGAGAGCCGAAAAGAACATGCAAGACTTGGATAAAATCCGTGGAAGTCAGGATGAAGATGCAACTTTGATAGAAAAGGTGTGTCCATTCACAAAAGAAAAATGAAGATTTTACCTGCAATATTATTACTTTCTTTTCTTGTCTTCCCTGCTTTAGCGTTTGATGCCAGTATTTCCGGATGGTCAACTGCTGGCAGTTCGCACCTGTCGTTAGTATCCGAGACACAAACAAGCACCAACCTGATGAAGTTCGGGCCGATGACAACCAATGGCAGTTACCTGGTGAACGCCGCCAGTACGAAACTCACGAGCAACGGCATCACAGGATACCAGTTCGCGGCTATGTCAGGAGCAACAGTTTCCAATTCCTCATTGGTTGCTGAAACTTATGGCAGCATGATAGCCTATGATGTTGCTTCCCTCCATCAGGACCAGACGAATGTTCCAGATACGTTATGTGATACTGGCGATCTTGGAATATCAAATTATAACTCTAGCAATTCTTCAAGTGTTGTGATTTCAGGCAAATATCCGCAGACGCAGAACGCAGTTATTACTGTTGGTATGATGGGTTCTGGAGACGGAGCCAAGAACACAGCGAAGTACTCTTCTGAAGTTGACGTTGAAGACGTGAACATGAGCGTAACTCATGAGTCTTCCGGCCTTGCAGGACTAAACGCAGAATGGATGTCTGGGAGCGTAATTGCAGGACACAACAAGAACTACAAGACAGCACAGTTTGAGAAAGACGTTAACTACCATGCCATTCAGTCAGCAAACGAGAGCACAGGATTCAAGGCTGGCTCAATTATCAAATTTGAAGGACATGCTTATTCTGGCCCGGATATGCCTATCGGCTGGGAAGTATGCAATACGACGAACTCAACAAGCAATCAGACCGTAAACCAGACAGTTAATCAAACAATCAATTTAACCGAAGGAAATTAAAATGGACGAAATTATAACTATTCTTTTAGCAATTTTTGGATGTGGCGGCGTTGGAACTGCCATAATCACGTGGCAAAAACTTGTAAAAATCACCGCTGACCTACTCGCATCAAACGCCGAGATAAACACCGGGAATGAAAAAATTGATGCAATTATTGACGTTCTTCAGGCAGCAGCCCGGGCAACTGATGAATACACCCGGTCAAATGCCGATGGGACGTTCACAGTTGAGGAAGATGCAAAATGTAAACAGTTAGCGGCAATTATTCCTGTAAAAATCTGTATTGCTGTTGAAAAGATCCTAGGAACACCCATTTATTCAGATAATTCTGTTCCGAATTACCTCCCTGTGGGGGGCAAAAGAACCGAAAACCCATTATCTGATAATGTATCCATCCCGGATCTTGTGACATCATTACAGACAGTCGAACAGCCGGTTGAGACAGTCAGCCAACCAGTAAAGGCATAAATCATGTACCACGAAACGTACCACCCACTTTCAGAAGAGAACCTTAACTATGTTCTGGGGGAATGTAAAACCGAAGAGCAGAAAGAATCTGTAAAAGAGCAGGTTAAGGAAGCAACCAAGAACAAAACCAGAAATTATCGCATCACCATTGTCCCGCCAACTGCAGATGGAAAGGGCGGAGTCTGGTTTGATATAGAAAATGGGATAGCAAAGGCATCCAGCAACCAGTAACCCCTCTTTACCCAATGACCCGGAAGGTGAGGGGAACAAGGGTGTTAGAAAATATGTGGCAGATTGCCGGGTCAAACCGGCGTTCTGTTATCCCCGGTATGTTATAACTCCTGAAGTAGATTTACCCGTTTACAGCCTGATACTCGTATACTGTTCCTGTTGTGACCTCTCATTCAACATACCGGCACTTCGGAAGGGCTGATTACCTGCAGCACAATAAATCCGGTTCGACTCCGGAGCGGGGTGTAAGCAATGGCTGAAAATGATAATCAGATAATTGAACGACTTACTCGCATTGAAACAACATTACAAGAGTATATGGAATGGAACCGGGAGATTGTAAAAGAGCAAAAGGAGATGATGAAAGATCTTGAAATCCGTGTCAGGGGAACCGAACAAAACCGGGAAGAGTGCAGACAGGATATCCGGATTGAAAAAATCGAAACCAGACTATGTGACGGAGAAAAGCGGTTTGATGAACTCGATAAATGTCTGACTTCTCATATATCCTGTAGTGAAGGAACTGAGAAAGCCCATGTGAATATCCGCGAACTTGCTCTTTTTGCTGTTGCTGCAGGAGAACTAGCGATTATTTTCATTCAATTCATGTTAGGAAAATGAAAGTCAAATTCTGTCCCCCTCCGGATTCACCCTTACACAAATTTGCAGGAGTAATAGGGGATGTTATTTATGGGTCACTTACAAGAGACCGACTGTCATTTTTATTTGAGGTTTCGACTAGCCGAGGGGAACACACGGCACAGATATCAGCAGAATGGGCTCATGTGGAGATAGTGATGATATAATGCCGGCAGGAAGACCGACTGATTATAATCCGGATGTTCATCCAGCCATAGCGGAGAACTCAGCTAGAAAAGGTCTTACAAATACGGAAATTGCTGATATTCTTGGAGTTGCAACTTCAACGTTTCATTTATGGAGGAAAGAGCACGTAGAATTTTCGGATGCCGTAAAAAGGGGGAAGGAGTCTGCAGACGATGAAGTTGAGAAAAGTTTGTATAGGCGTGCTATCGGTGAATATGTCAAAGAAATTAAAACAATTACTACAGTAGATGGGGATACCAGGACTGAAGTTACAGAAAAGCATATTGCTGATACCACGGCGATGATATTCTGGCTCAAGAACCGCCGGCCAGAACAGTGGCGAGATAAAGTCCAGCAGGAACTGTCCGGGCCTGAAGGCAAACCCCTGGTTGTAAAGGTTTTGAAAGGAGTGGATATCGATGATCTCCGCTGAACCTGTAATCCTTGTAAATCCTGGTGGAACATATGCAGATATTGCCTTTGCACCAAGGGGAGCTGCACAGCAACTCTGGAAATGCAGAAACCACGAAATAATGATAGCCGGTCCTGCAGAAACCGGAAAAACCTATGCCTGTCTTCAGAAACTTGACACTTTAGCCTGGATCTTTCCTGGAATGACCGGGGCAATCATCCGGAAAACACGGGCAACAATGACGGGGTCAGTTCTCGCTACGTTCGAAAACAAAGTCCTTCCTTCAGACACTCCTGTTCAAAAATTTGGTGGAGAACATGCAGAATGGTATGATTACCCGAACGGCAGCCGGATATATGTAGGAGGTATGGACAAAGCTGACAAGGTTCTTTCGTCAGAACGAGACGTTATCTATGTTAACCAGGCCGAAGAACTCACATTAGACGACTGGGAAAAACTTACTACTCGGTGTACAGGCAGAGCCGGCATTATGCCTTATGCTCAGATAATCGGAGACTGTAATCCTGGTACCTCTTTCCATTGGATCCTCCAACGAGCAAAATCCGGAGTTTTAACTGTTTTTGAAAGCCGGCATGAAGATAATCCTGTTCTTTATACAGAAACCGGAGAACTCACAAAGCAGGGTAAAGTCACAATGGGAATCCTGGATAATCTTACCGGAGTCAGGTTACAGCGGTTACGATATGGACGATGGGTCTCTGCCGAAGGTCAGGTTTATGAATCCTGGGATAGGGCAGTCCATTTGATCGACCCATTTATTATCCCCAAAGAATGGACCCGATTCAGGGCAGTAGACTTTGGGTTTACTAATCCTTTCGTTTGCCACTGGTATGCAGTTGATCCGGATGGTAGATTATATCTCTACAGGGAACTTTATCAGACCCAATTACTCGTAGAAGATGCTGCAAAAGAGATAAAACGATTATCGGAAGGGGAGATAATCGAAACTACAGTCTGTGATCACGACGCTGAAGACCGGGCAACCCTGGAGAAACATGGTGTACCCACAACTGCAGCAAAGAAAGCAGTAAAGACTGGTATTGAAGCAGTTCAGGTTAGACTCCGTAAAGCCGGAGACGGAAAACCCAGGCTGTTTATTTTTAAGAATGCGTTAGTCCAGCCGGATAAACGTCTTTTGGAGACAAAAAAACCTTACTGTACAGAACAGGAAATCGAGGGATATGTGTGGCTGAAACCTGCGGATGGAAGAGCAGCAAAAGAACAACCCAATCCTGTAGATGACCATGGGATGGACACAATGAGATATGCAGTTATGCATCTTGAATCCCCTGACCAATCATATCTGACTATGATATCCACGAGGTGAAGATGTTACAAGGGCTTAAACGTAAATTTACGACTTACTTCAGTCCGGAGATACAGAAATCAATCAAACCAGAATCATATTCAGTAGAAACCGGAGGAAATAAACCGAAGCTCTTCGGAGAGAAACAACGAAATAGGAAACGACTGGAAGAGTTTATCCGGATCTATGAACAGGGCGGGATGATAAGTGAGGCTATAGATCTTCATCCGCTGTTCATGTTCAGCAAAGGGTACACCTGGGAAGGAGAACCCGGAGCGATCGAACTATGTAAAGAGTTCATGACCGGATTTGATTATCAACATGCTTTCAATATGGCAGTTACGGCTCCATTAGTCTGCTGTGACGGATTTGAGGAGATAGTTCAGGGCAGAGGAGGGCAGATTGTCGGATTACTGTATCGAAACCCGGTCAACTGGAATATTAAGTATGATCAATACGGACTTGTATCAGGATATACTCAGACAACTTCAAACCGGATAGCTTTCAATACTGAAAAAGATTTTGAGCCAAACCGGATCTTCCACACCCAGATGATCCCATCCCTCCGGGAAGGTTACGGAACTTCTCTCATTGAACGGGCCATTGATGATATAAAAAGGGATGCGAGGATCGCTGAAGGTTCTGCAAATGCAATAGAACGTCATGGCACACCTAAATGGGATGCTGCAGTAGGAGAGTCCGGAAAACCAGTTGCAGAAGATGTGATTACTGCCATCACCAGAAAACTCGAAGACCTGAATAGTAAAAACGATATCGTTCATCATCGGGACATATCGATCTCATCTCTTGATAACTCTGGAATCGGAAATATCCAGGCATATCAGGACTTTGCCTTGGTCCGGGTATGCGGTGCTATGGGAGTTCCTGGTGAACTGTTAGGGTTCAGGCAGGGAACAACCGATAACACTGCAGTAAGCCGGATTGGTGCATTTCTGCAAAAATGTGACACTTATAATCAGAGGTTTGCCCGGGCGTTAAACGTCCAGGTATTTGACCAGATTACAGGGAAGACAGGTGCAGCCAGAATAAAGTTTAACTCTGTTATGCCTAGTCAACAGGCAGAGATGGCAACCTGGATTGTCAACCTGATTAAAGCGAACCCGTTGGACCCGGAGGCTTACGCCCCGAGGGACTGGGTAAAACAGGTTCTAGGAATCCCGGATAAACTTGAGGAAACAACATGACAGACTACGAAGCAAAAGACCCAAACGCTTGTAAAAAATTAGTAGAATTAATAAATCAGGCATTACCTGATGCAGATGCAGATATTCTTGTTGAAAATCTGGAGATTATTGGATCACCCAGCATCGTATGGTATCTGAATATTGATATAGTTATATCAAAAGCCGGAGTTCTTTCAGTCAACAGATCCAGAATAGTTGACGAAACAACAAAATACTTCTCTGAGAAACAGAATGCAGCAGAAACACTTGCAGCAGGAGCAGGATACCGGTTTACAATTGAAGTATCCGGAGGGGACACAATTAACCTGTCTTACTCCGTAACGGACGGAACGATCTACAAACTCCGGATAAGCGAGGTTATCTGATGGCAAGGGTTCCGGTTGTTCCAAGTCAGGGGCTTGGATCTCCGGGGGGCTCCGGAGCTATCAATATTCCGGATAATTATTTTTTTGATGATTTGGTTGCCAGAAATGATTATTTTATTGCGCATCCTGGCGAACGTTTAACAGGCGTTCAGGTAGTCGTAGGCACTACAACTCTGCAACTCCAGGAATATGACGGATCAGCCTGGGTAGATATTACCCCTGTAGTCCGAGGCCCTCCCGGAACTCCAGGTGCAGATGGAACAGACGGTACTGACGGTGTCGGAGTTCCAACCGGTGGAACTACTGGGCAGGTTTTAAGGAAAAAATCAACCACCAACTATGATACGGAATGGGGAGATGGAGGATCTGGTTCCGGTGATATGGCAAAGTCAGTATACGATACTGACGATGATGGGGTTGTTGATGCTGCAGAGGTTGCGGCAGTTGCAGCCTCTCTGGCATCTGAGGCTAGTATCACAGAGAGTCAAGTATCCGGGCTTGCTACTTCTTTAGCAGCTAAGGCAGATTCATCGGCGTTATCCGGATACGTTCCTCATTCCCTTGCTACTGCAGTATCACAGTTTTTAGTATCTTCTGGTATAGGAGCATTTACCGTAAAGACCATTGCAGATGTTAAAACACTTTTAGGTCTTGGATCTGCCGCGTATACTGAAACCTCGGCTTATGCAGAATCTTCTCATAGTCACTCAGAATCTGACATTACGAATCTCGCAACTGATTTAGCATCAAAAGTTCCTGATACCAGAACCGTCAACAGTAAAGCACTATCTTCAGACATAACTCTAACTACAACTGACATCGGGGCAGAACCTACAATATCCACAAAAAACACTGCGTTTAACAAGAACTATGGGACTACCGTTACCGATGTAAAAGTAAATGGTACTCAGGCGGTTGGTTCAGTTGATGAAGTCGCGAGGATAGACCATGTTCATCCCACAGATACATCCAGGGCCGCTTCTTCTCACTCACATTCAGAAAGTGATGTTACTAACTTAGCAACAGATTTATCCGGGAAACAACCAATAGATTCTTTACTAACCGCTATTGCAGCACTTACAGGTACATCGGGGCTTATCCGAGTTACTGGAGACGGAACCTGTGATCTGGATACATCAGTATACCTAACGGCGATCACAAAAGCATTAGTTGAAGCGGTCCTAACTGGAACTATCTCTTCTCATGACCATTCAGGAGTTTATCAGCCACTTGCAACTCTTCTGACTGCAATTGCTGCATTATCTGGTAATGGGTTGATTAAATTAAATTCTGATGGATCAGTAACGATTGACACCTCTTCTTACTTAACAGCAAACCAGTCAATTACCGTCTCCGGCGATGCATCCGGATCAGGTATAACAGCAATAACTCTAACACTTGCTGCGTCCGGAGCAACAGCAGGGACATACAAATCAGTAACAGTTGATGCAAAAGGCCGGGTAACTGCCGGTAGTAACCCGACAACACTGTCAGGATTTGGGATAACAGATGGAGCTCTTGCGGCAGATGTAAAAACATGGACTGAAGTAACCGGTACTACTCAGGCAATGGCAGTCAACCGGAGATATATCGCCAATAATGCCGCTCAAGTTGTTTTTACATTGCCAAGCACGGCAGCAGTTGGTGACCCTTTGGAGATAGCCGGAAGCGGGGCGGGGGGATGGAAGATTGCGCAGAATTCAGGGCAAAAAATAGTATTTGGTGATGAAGTGACAACAGAAGGGACAGATGGATATTTATATAGCGGTAGTAGATACGAGCATGTTAAACTAATTTGTATAACTGCCAATACCGTGTTTTCTGTGATTGAAGTAACAGGAAATCCAGGAGGTGTTTAAGATGACTTGGAGAAATAATCAGATATTTTCTAGAGGATATTACAAACTGGATGATATTATTGGAATAGAATTGGATCAGTCTAATTCTAGTCCGACATTAAAAAGAATTGATGAAGACGGAGAAAACCTTTCAGCAGACTACAATTGGTCAAAATACTTTAGCCAGCATCCAGTTTTTGGACAAATCCGAAGATGCAAATTAACTGATGCAGGAGTTGCAACATTTGGAAGTGATGGCAAAGGAACAGGGATAGATTTAACAACAGATTACGTAATGACCAGATTTCCTGGGTGGTTTTTCAAGTATAAATTAGTAGATTCCACGAAACACAGGTGGTGGTTGTCTCCAGAAGCATCTGCAGGATTTACGAGGCATTATGCGTTTAATCAGCGTGGTCATTCATCAACTCCAGCTGAACAGGTCTATGTAGGCTCGTTTATGGCTGGGGCAAATGGAGGAACAACTGCAGACAACGGATCATACAATACAATCTATGCAACCGATTGGACCGGATTAAAACTTACTAGCAAGTCAGGAAGTAAAGCATTGTCGGGATCTGGTTCCTCCGGAACGATGGCACAATTCGAGGCTGCAGGAAATGCTATCGGTACCGGCTGGGGAATTGAAAACTTCTGGACTTACTGTATGAGGCAACTGCTGTTTTACATCCGGTATGCCTCGCTTAACTCTCAAACAGCACTAGGAAATGGCAGGACTAATGCTAGTAATGTGTGTGCGAGTATTCCAGGCACCTATTTAGATCAGACAACGGCTGGGGCTGGGGTAGATATCCAATCGCTACTCGCTTCAGACGGGAGTTATGGGGATCTAGTAGGATCATACCGGCCTTGTGTGTATCCTGGAGGGGTTGAGTCTTTAATTGGATTATGGGAGTTTAAACCAGGATACAACACAACAGATACTGCTCATCGGGTCCTGAACAGGGATGGAACGGGTACAATTGCATCTGTTTTGGCTTCCGGGTCATATGAAGAGGTTACTGATCCGGTGCCTTTGAATGGAGTAACCAACATTTCAGGAACTGATGCTGGCACTTACTGTCATGGATATATATCAGATCTAGCAATGGACAGCGCGGGGATTTTAAATATGGCATTGGTGCCGGGGGCTTTTAATGGCGGGTCAAATGTGGAGTTCTGCGACTATGGATATTCCCATCAGTATGGTATCGGCCAAACAGGCGTTTTGCTGGTGGGTGGCTATTGGAATTATGGCACGCAGGCGGGTGTCGGGTGTCGGCGTGCAACTAACGAGTCCGCCTATGTCTATCCGAGTGTTGGTGCTCGCGCCGAGTTTATCGGCTGATTTGGTGTTAAAATGATAGAATACCCAAAATTTTCTGAGTTTGCAAAAGACGATGCGGCACTAGACGGAGAGAAAATTAAACTTAAAGATATTTTAAACCAGGAAATTTTAATTTTAGGGCATTCTATTCACAAATCAAAATTTAAAGACGAAAATTATCTTACAATTCAATTTGAGAAAGATACAAAACGATATATTATTTTTACTGGATCATGCGTGCTCATGGATCAGATTGAAAAATACGCTGATAAAATCCCATTTATAACAACTATCAGAGATTTTGTACTAAATAAACCATGTAAACATCAATCATATCTTAAACAACAATATCATAAATATATTATGGCACCTTCAAAAAAATACGCTTTTACTAAAGAGATATTAATCGATCTGCACATCAATCAAAAGAAAACTCCGAATGAAATAGCAGAAATGTATGGGTGCTCCCGTTCTCTGGTGACACATTACTTAAAAAAATATGAGATTGGGAAACTCCCAAAATTCAAAAGATTGGAAGGGAAGCGGTTTAATCGGCTTTTAGTTGTTAAATATCTAGGAATTGACAAAAATAAATGTGCATTGTGGAGATGTAAATGTGATTGCGGATCTGAAACTGTTCTTACATCCGGAGTTTTAATTGGGGGACATATCAAATCGTGTGGCTGTTTGACAAAAGAACTTACTACAAAACATAGGATGGTTCAAACACGACCATATAGCATATGGCGAGGAATGAAAACTCGATGTAATAATCCAAATGCGATTAATTATGAAAACTATGGAGGAAGAGGGATCTCCTATGATCCCAGATGGGAACAGTTTGAATTATTTTGGGAGGATATGAAAGATTCGTATTTTGATGGATCAACAATAGAAAGAATTGATAATGATAAGGGGTATTGCAAATCTAACTGCAAGTGGGCCACAGTCCAAGAACAAAATTATCATAAACGGAATTCTATAATTTTAACTTTTAATGGATTTAGAAAAACAATTACCGAATGGTCTAATGAATTTAAGATTACACCACGGCGAATTTATTATTTACATGAGCGTGGGTTGTCAGAAGATGAAATTTTAAGTAAATTGATTTTAGGGAAACAAAATGGTTGAATCAAATATTGAGCCGACAAACATCGGAATAGACAGTATAGCGTCTGGAATTGCAACAATCCGGGTCCGTTGGAACAAAGAACAGGTTGAACGAACAGGCATTAACGAAGACTCGATCGCACTCTGGCAGTATGATGAATGCCGGATGAAGTGGACATTGCCTGTTCTGTACTCGACATTAGCAGAAGTTCAGGCGTACTTAAATGCAAATTATAGCGAAGGTGAGAAAATATTAGATTGGGCGAAAGCAAGTAAGATTAGTTTAGACGACTTGACATGAGTAAACAACCTGGCCTCGTCATGCCAAAATGGCAAACATACCGGCAGGCTCTCCGGGACATCACAACTCAGTCAGATCCAGACTATATAATCTGGCCGACAAAACCATGAAAAAACAACCTCATTTAATCTACTACAAACAACCAAGTATCCGGCAGGATGACCCGTTCAAGACCAAAAAATTAGAGGAAAAGGCAACCAAGGTTATCCAGGATGCTTTCACCCGGTTCGATAAAGCAATTCGGGATAAACTGCAGCAAATTCTCAACAAATACCGCGAGAATGAAGAACCGAAAAACATACTTGACTATGTTATCCCTTCCTCTGAAGTTACTGCGATTGCGAAAAAGATCCTGGATGCAGGACTTGCAGAACTGCAGACTGATGATCTTATTATCGAGGCCTGGGAATACGTGAAGAAAGGATATCTGAAAGGAATTCAGTATTCCAGCATCGAACTCAATCAACTTGGAGTTAAGATAAATATCAACATGGGAAACCCGGATTTCCAGAAACAGTTGGATGCGTTAAAATCCGGGTTTTCTTCGAAACTGAACAATTACATAACTGGCATTGAGAAACAGTATCGGGACGCTGTATTGTCCGGACTGGAAAAGGAAAAGTCACTGTTGCAGATATACCAGGATCTTGACAAAGAGTTCAAAACCGGGCTGACTGAAGCAAAACGAATAGCCGACAACCAGATCATTGAAGCCGCGAGACAGTCGCATTACAATACCCTACAAGAAAATGGGATAGAGATATTCAGAGATATTGCAGTAGTCGATAGCAAAACCTGTGAATTATGTATCGCATTGCAAGGCAGGTTTTACAAAATGGATACTCATGGCCGAGGCCTCCGAAACCTGGATACTGGTGAATTTCTGGTTGATGAGATAGCAGAGATATCTTCTGATGCTGGACTTGGCGACTGGATTGATCCCACGGAAGGCATGGAAGGACCACAATATCATGATTACTGTCGTTGCACGATGCAGCCAGTTATGACAGAAGAACAATACAAGGGCAATCTCGTGGGAAGGACAATTACGGAGATCGAATGAGCTGGTATTCCGGGATAAATAACCCTGAACAACTAGAGAAAGCATCACCTGAAGCATACCGTTTCCACGGGACTTTCAAAAGTTTAGTCAGGATGATTTTGGCTAAAGTTAAGACTCCTCAAAAATGGTTAGATGAACTTGATGGAAACATGGCCGTAATTAGGAATATTTACTATCAATATCTTGAAAATGAGCATCAGACTATCCGGGAGGATATCAACTTACGCGGGCAGCAAGACAGAAAGACGGTAATATCATCAGCTATTCCGTTTATCCTGACTGTCAGCCATTACGATCCAAATTATGCCGAAGTTGCAAACTGGTTTATCTATCAGATATGTCTCGCATACGAGCGAGGGGAATTTGTGTTCTCTCCAAATCACATCAACCCTGGCTGCTGGTATCAGGATGGGAAAGGCCGTACACTCGCTGATGCTGATATGCTGAAGAAATATTTTAAGGAACGAGGGATATGACATCCGGCAAACCATTAAGTGACCAGGAGCAGTTGTATATCCTGAAATGGGCGGAAAAGAAGAGCTGGGGGTCCATCGCTGATGAGATACAGAAACTCTTTGGGGAGAGCAGAAAACCACAATCGCTGTCGCGATGGTATAGTAACTATTTTGGAACTATCAAAAGTATACAAATTCAGGTACCTGAAGACATTCAGCAGAAAATAGAGGGAGAAAGCGAAGCGGTTATTTCTTATCTATTCTCAAAAACTGTGAACAATTATTTACTGGCGAAGAGTGTTTGATATTTATTGTAAATTTCATCAAATTCTTTTGAACCATCATCGTATATTTTATGTGGATCTTCATTAATTTCAGTCGAATCAAGTTTTATCACTATAAATCTCACAGGATCATAGAATCTTTTATCTTTCGTGATATTAGAATCATAAATCGAGCGCGGAACAACATATGGTTCCCGCTTCCATCCTATTTTAGTTACTATGTATCCATTAGGGATTATCATTTTCTTGCTCTTCGATAGTAAAACTGATATTGTCTTTATAATCCTTCACTATCTTACTATACAACATTGATATTTTAATATATAATTTAAGTTTAGATTCTAGGTTATCTATTATACAATTTATTTCCGTAATCCCTCTAGGATCAGGATACCATACATTAGAGTGACCGCTCACTACGGATTTATATATTAAATTTGATGAGACCATATCTGCAAGATGCGATTTAATATTCCTAGACGCAGATAAGTTATACTCAGATTTAAGAAAATTTCTTAAATCTGGTTCTTTTACCCCTTCAGGATGTTCTAGGAGATATAAAAGAATAAATCGTTTTGTTTCTCCAATTGGATAGTTATACTCTCTCATCTTATTTCTCTTGCATGTGATATTTTATTTTTCCTTGGTTTCTAACGAAATATTCAATAAATATTTTATAACATTCTTTTTCAGAATTTAATAACTCAATTAGTGCCTTAATGCTACTTAAATAATCAGTATTTAAAAGAAAAGGGAAATATTGATATTTTTTTTATAATTTCAAGATAGAGATCAGGGTCATCAGCATATATCTCATGCAAATATTTTTTCATGGGTTTAGGCAGATTATCATTATATATGGTCCCTTTAAATCCGCCGATAATATTAAACTCAGACACTTTTCCATTATGTTTTATTTCAAAATACCCCGTCCAATCCTGATAATAATCAATATTTGATTTTATTAAATAAGATCTGACAATCTCAATATTATTTTCAAGAATTGGATCAATCTCTGGACTTCGCACGCCATTTCGTTTTTCCTTTATCCAGGATCTTTGCCAGTCTTTAAATCGTTTATCTAAATTACTCATTTCTTCCTCGCTTTATCCTCAATTGCTTTATTCAGCATGGCCGCCATGTTCCATCCTTTCTCTTTTGCCATAGTATGAAGATCCTCCCTCACTTCTATCGAAGTCCGTCGATATCTTACTCCGTCCCTCTCAATAATGACAACCACAATATACCATGACATATGGTATGTTTGACTAAATATACCATGCTATATGACATATTGATTTTCAATATACCATGCAGTATGGTATATTAAATCATAGTTTCTATCTGCTAAACGTTCTATTTTACACTGTTAGTTTTTCAAACCGGATTAATTTATGATTTTAAATCATTAATGTCGATGAATCCTATATAGGTACTCATGCCACCCGCTTTAGTCGCACGGATTCGGGAAAGTGAACCTGTCCGCAGGCAGGCTAACAAATTCGGGCCGGGCGTAACACCAGCGTGGGATAAAGATGACCACGTAGCGGTAATAGAATTCGATTCTGAACAATTTACACGAGAGATGGCCGAAACATGGCTAAATGAGAAGAAATACAGCCAGTTTACCATCGATGAAGATATCGTAGAAAAACCCCGCACGTTTGGTTATCCATTTGCGAACCTTGGCGGGAAGTTCGAAAAGACCCAGGAAGGCGGCCTTCGGGTCAAAGGAGTTAAACTTTTGGCTGCAGGAACCTGGACTGATTCAGCACAGAAGACGCCATGTGAGTATTCTTCTGAAGTTCTGAAACAGTTTGCGGGAAACTGGCATGATAACGCTATCTGGTCGAGACATTTCGGTGGAGTCCCCCGGAACATAACCGAGAAGGTTGGTATTGTTGAAAACCCCCGGTTCGAGGACGATGCTATCGTTGGAGATCTATACTACCATGGCCTGACTCAGCAGAGCAAAGATACGATTGCGATGGTAGAGAACGGTCTGGCTAACTATGTCAGTGTCGAAACCATGAGCAAAGACCGGTGGAATGTCGGAAAGAAAGTCTACCAGGCGCAGGAGTTAGGATTTACCGGGCTTGCAACCGTTAACCAGGGAGCCTGCAGGGTATGTAAGATCCGGGACAATGAATCCGGATCAATACAGGAGGCAGAAATGCCTGATAATAAACGAGAAGACGAGATTGTCAGCGAACAAGGCAGTCTGGAAAACCTCCGGGACAAGATAAGAGAAGCACTCCAGGCAAAGTTTCCACGTAACCAGGAGACCGGATGGGGGCCGTATCTTATCGCAACACTTCCGGACCAGGTAATCTACGAGGTGGATCCTGGGACAAAATACCGCATATCGTACACAATAGACGAATCCGGACAGATAACATTCGGAGATCCGATTGAAGTCACAATAGTTTACCAGGATATTTCAGAAAAACCCGGAGCATTTGAACAGGAAATAGAAATGGACGAAAAAGCATTAGAGGCCAAACTAGAGGCCATGAAAAAGGAACTGTCCGAGAGTTCGGAGAAGAAGATAAAAGAGCTCGAAGGTAAGTTAGCAGCCAGCGAAACCGTCAACAAGGAACTGTCTGCAAGGCTTGAGAAGGTAGAGAAAATTCCTGACCCGAAGACATTAGGATCCTGGGAGGAACAAGACGTGAAAGAACTTGAATTTTCACCATATCGGATTGTGCATAAGGACGGCACAGTGAGGAGGGTCTAAACATGGCAGACATAACAGCATTTCCGGACCTTGAAGACATTGTATCAGGAGATGACAGTCTTCTTTTGTCTGACAAAGGGCCGTTTGAAACATTTACGTTTCATGTAGCAACTTCAGCCGGCCAGGTTGTAGTTTATCATTCCACCTCTGGAGAGGTCACCCCCGCAACTGGTTCTGTTTCTGAAAAAGTTGCTGGAGTTGCTATGTACGATGTTGCAGCCGGAGCAAAAGGTGTTGTTGCAATGGCCGGTAACATCGTTAAAGTCGTTAATGCTTCCGGTTCGGTTGCAATTGATGGAGGGGCATGGCTTATTACTGATGATAATGCCGTCCTCGGAACTGTATCGGAATTAAGTCTGACCCGGACAAGCACAGCCTATCTGTATTGTAATGTTGTAGGTCAGGCCATTGAAGATATAGCAGCCGGCGGATACGGGTTTGCATATCTCTGTACTACGCCGATATCAGTCCCAATAAGCTAAGGAGGTGGAAAATAATGTTAAAATTTACTATTGATAATTTCCACGGAGAAAGGGCCTTTGCAAAATACATGGAGTATCTTGATGCCGGCCCTGCCAGACAGAATGAGATCCTGACAGAAATTCCTCACAATCTTGGTCATGCATACGTTCAGGATGGGGAATATAAAGAAAGTTCAGTCAGAGAACTCCTGATTTCCGGGTCAATCGGAGATACTACCCTGATTCAGACAGAAATGTACAATACCATCATGCAGGGAGCAGAACCAAGAAAAGTGCTTAGAGGATGGTTACCTACTATCAATCTGACAAAAGGAAACTCAATAAAAATACCAAAGGGTTCTGCTGGAGCATATGCTCAGGATGTTGCAGAAACTGCAGAAATCAAGATTCAGGATCAGGTCTATAAACCCATTGAGGTATCAGTTAAAAAAATCGGAACTAGGCCTATTATTTCAAAAGAAATGATAAATGACAGTCTGTACGATATCATCTCTTTCGAGGTTAAGAAAGCCGGTGCCAGGATGGAGAATAAGTTAAACCGGGATATCCTTCGCGTTATGCTTGAATCAGGATGCCTTGATCATGATTGTACTGGGACAAATACCGGGCTAAAAGCAATCAGAAAAGCCCAGACAAAAATTAGAAAGAAACACTATCTACCGGATAAAGTCTTACTTTGTCCTGGAATGTCAGACGTTCTCCTGGATGCCTTCCTTCCGGATGTAAATTATTCGGGGAATAGTGCGGATGTTGTTCAGACAGGAACCATAGGCGGAAGATTATTCGGACTCTCTGTAACTGAAACCGACGTTGATCCAGCATCCAGCACAAAAACCTGGGATTATGAAACTGATGGATATATTGGCGGACTGGTAGCAGACACAATGAATTTTGGTGCTGTCGTTATCCGGGAGGATATCCAGGTAGAAGAGTATAACGACCCGGTAAGGCAGTTATATGGGTCGGTTCTCTCTATGAGATACGAAACCGGAATCCTTGATATTAATGCCGGTTGCACAATCCAGTACTAATCATGATCTGTTCTGGCACTGCTCCTTGTCTTTCGGCACAACTGCATAGGGATCTAAACCAGGAAGAGCGGGAAGCCTCTGACCTTAGGAAAAGATCCCTGTCAGTTCCGGTAGTTCCGGTGGATCCCTTGACCGAAACTGACGAACGGATCGATATCCGGACTATGCAGAGGGTATGATGAGCCGGGTAGAATCAGACGAGTTCGTAGCCCTGACAGGCTGTTCTCTCCCTGATGCTACTATTGTTTATCTTTTGTCCGCAGCTGACCGGGCGGTTGATTCGGAACTTACAGTTCTTGGAAATCCAGGACTTCCCGATAACATCCTGCATGATGCAGCCCTGCTTTTCGCAAAAGCGTTACTTGCAGACAGGTTACGGTTTGACGGCACATTCGACGTTTCAACGATAGATTACAGCCATAAAGGCAGTTCCGAAACTACGATAGCCAATCTGAAGGCAGAAGCCAGAGAACTTCTGCGGAACGAAGCGAACAACAAGATCCTGTGGATACAGAAGACGAACAGATGACTTACCCTAAAGCTCAACTGATTCACGAGGCAAACCTCGAAACCGGAGAGATAACAACAGAGAACTCCTGGGGATCTGTCGCAACTCCGACATACACGAAGATCTCCTGTAGGTTCGGACAGCCGAAAGGTTCGTATCCATATACCGAATCCGGTGATCGGATTGTTCGGTCTCCGGTCTGTATCGTTCCGGCCGGAACGGTAGCAAAGGAAGGCAAACAACTTATCGGGCTTACCGAACCCTTCGTGAAGATTTACCGGATCCTACAGGTAAAGCCTGCAATGCTAGCTTCAACAGTATCTCATCTTGTCCTTGAACTGGAGGCAGTCGAGTAAATGGGTGCAAAACTGTCCGGAGTTAACGAACTGCTGGCTAAACTCAAGGAAATCAGAGGAACGGTTGTAAGTATCAAACCGGATGTTGTGAACGAGATGGACAATGTAGCATCATTGGCAAAGCAGAAATGTCCGGTTGATACCACAAAACTCCAGAACGCAATAGAGGTTCGGGATAGATCCACATCTGATACCGTGATCATAGACATGGGGATCTTTGCGGATAAATCAATAAATTATGCAATTTATGTCGAATTTGGCACCGGTATTTATGCCGAGAACGGACAAGGCAAGAAGGAGCGTTGGAGATACCCGATAATAGTGGATGGAGATATGGTAGAATGCCGATGGACAAACGGTAATCATCCTCAGCCATATATCCGCCCTGCCTGGGACGAAGAGAAAGAGAACGTTGTTGACGGCGTGAAACAGGCAATTGTCCGGGAGTTACAGCATTTATGATAACTGCTATGATCCGGAACAAACTGCTGGAAAGTCCGGATGTTACGGATCTGGTTTCGACCCGGATATATATAGATGAGTTACCGGATCCGGCAGTACTTCCGGCCATAACGATCCATCCGGTATCCGGAGTTCCGGATAAGAAAGTCAGTAAAGGAGCCTTCACTCGGGTTCAGGTGTCCTGCTGGGCGAACCCCGGCAAACCAAAGAATCCAGCAGGTGTGGAAGCCGTGGCCGCTGCGGTTAAAGCGGTAATGCATCTACCGAGACTGAACAACCAGGTCGAACGCTGGACAGTCGGAACGGTATCTTATGATATCGTCTCCCGGTATGTGACCGGAGGCATCCGGTTAGTGGATCCGGTAACTGGCTGGTATCATGTTCCGGTAGATGTTGAAATCACTTATAACGAGGTATAAAAATGGCAGATGTTACGGCCTCTGATCTCTCAAGAGGCCCACAAGTCAAATGGTATGCTGGAGGTGTACCGACAACTGAAACACATACTGTAAGTTCAGCTGAAGTTTCAGCTGGCGGATTTGCCCTTACAAAAGCGGCTGATTACGGTATGCTTGTTGTCGTAAAAAGCAATGTGCAGATTGCGTATACTGGATATCAATCAAACGGTACGGATGCAGCGACAGAAACGTCCGGGATTGAGTTTATCAAGTATACTGGGATTACAGAAGCTGATGTAATAACGCTCTATTACATTGACGGGGAAACTACCGGCCTGACTCATATCACTTCAGCACAGGACTTTAAGACAAGTTCAAAAGCTGACACAGAAAAGATAGCAGTTCACGGGCAGGCAAATAAAATCAATGTTGTTGGTGTCACTGAACATTCAGGAAGTTTCTCGCAGCTTCAGGTTACCTCTGCACTCAAAGCTCTGTTTGTAGGTGCAAGGACGGAAGGTCCAGCGACTGGCGAATATATCTGGAGTAACAAGGTTACCGGATTTAAGTCTGATCTGTGCCTGGTTGGAAAGAAGATCGATAGTCTAGGGAATGTCACTCATAAGTGGGGACTTATTGACGTTTCGTTCTCGGGGCACGATCAAGAGTTTCCGGTTGAGGGCACGTATACCGATTCGTTTACTATCGATATCGGGTTTTTGATCGAGTGGGATAACGAGAACTCCGGATCATAACCATGCCGATAAAACAGATTGAAAACCCGGTTATTACCCGGAACCAGAACGAACAGCAGAGAAAGAAAGTGATGGCTAGCGCTGAAAATTCAGCAGCCTTACGTGCTCTTATTTTTGCTCCTCGTGAAACACTGATGGTTGATGTCTTCGACCTGGAAGAAAACCTTCTAACTCAGATCGAGATAAAGAAACCCGAACCTGAACATATTATCCCCCTGCAGAGGATAATGAACATTATCCGGAAAACACAGACTGATACAAAGATTAAGCTAAAGAATAAGAATACTAACCTTTCGGATGACGAACTCAACCAGCAGGTTCTTGATTCTGTTATTAAAGGCTTTGAAGCAATAGAACAGCAGTGCGATTTTATCAATAACTTACTTGCTGAACTTACTGTTGATGATGCGTTTGATTATGATGCGTTCTCTTCCGGTCTGATACCAGGATACATCAAGAACCAGATCTTTATTGCCATCTGGAACTTCTCGCAGTCTAAAGTCAAGACTGACAAAAAGATCCAGGAGGAAAAGGTACAGGCAGGCAACTTTCGCGATAACGGAGATGGGGCAGGGGACTCTGAACCTGATACTTGCGACAGGATGGACCCCGGAGCAGTGGAGGAACCTGCCTGAGGCCGATAGGCACTTTATGATCTGTGCCTGGAATTATAAAATCCAGAAAGAGAATGAAGAGATTGAAAAACGGCGGAAGAGATAAATGACTGATTCTCTGGCAGAACTATTTGTAACGCTTGTACTTAAAGACGAAATGAGCGACAGCCTTACATCAGCTCAAACCGGGTTGTCATCTTTTGAAAGTGCAGTTGATGATGTAGATTCAAATCTTTCCGTGATGCAAGAATCTATGGATTCTGCAGCTTCATCTGTTTCTGAATTAGATTCTGCTGCTAATGGTGTCGGGGATTCGTTATCTGGAATTAGTGAAGGTGCTTCTATATCTGATGAAGCAGTATCTAGCCTTGACACTTCAGTTTCAGGATTAGATACTTCATTATCAGGTATAGACAGTTCCATAGAAAATGCAGAAAATAGTTTTTCCGGGCTTGGCGATTCAACATTAACTGCAGGAAATGCAATTTCAGAGTTTGAAAGTGCTGCAGACTCGGTAGGAAGTTCTCTTGATGATGCTAGCAGTGCGGCGGAATCTTTAGATTCGGCAGTATCTGGAATTGATTCTTCTATATCCGGGGCTGGTTCTTCAATGGATTCATTAGGATCTGCTGCGGATTCTGCAACAACTGGTGTCGATAGTTTAGGTACATCCTCCGAATCTGCAGTGTCCGCCGTTGATGAATTAGGCACAGAAGCAGAAGAAACCGCATCACAAGTCGATGAACTAGGAGGAAACTCTGAAAATTCATCAAGCAATTTAAACAATTTAATAACAGCCGCAGGAGCTACTACTGCAGCAGTGGGGCTTTTAAGCGGGGCAATGTCTGATGTAACTGACAGACATAATGAGTTAGATTCAGCCTCAAAAGTACTGGCTCTTCAGACCGGTGAAACGGCCGGGGCTATGGAGGAATTGATTACAAATGCATATACAGCCGACACATCGATGGAAGAGGCTGCAGCTACATTTCAGGCATTGGCAAAAGCCGGAGTTACCACAAAAGAAGGATTAGAATCGGCCCAATCTGCTTTTGATACATTAGCTGATGCATCTGGTGTCCAAGCAGATCAGTTAGTCACAAGTTTAATTCCGGCATTTAAAGCCTTCGGGCTGGAATTAACCGACGCGGATCAATATATCGATGGCCTTGCTACTGTATTTAATAAAACAGGGGTTTCATCTCAAGAATTCGGAACTGCAATGACCCGGATGGGGCCTGAACTTGCAGCTGCCGGATTATCTATCGAGGATGTCGAAACCGCTATGGTTGCTATGTCTGAAGCCGGATATACTGGCAGAAGCATGATGACAGCCCTTAATTCTGCTTTAACCGATACAACAGACGCAAATGCTGATGGTAAAATTAGTTTTGAAGAATTAACTACTGCAATTGGATTATCTAAAGATAATTTAGAGACTGCCAAAAATAAAATGGCAGAATCTGCTGGGGTCGCCGAAAAATTTGCAGAAGCTCAGAATATTGCAGCAACTAGTGTAAAAGATAATATGCTTGTTGCGATTGATAAATTTAAAATTAGTATAGGGGACACATTAGCTCCATTCGGTGAATTGGTAGGATCGTTTGGTGCTCTTTCTCCTGTCCTAACCGGGCTTGGGTCAGGGGTTCTGGTTCTTCAGGGTTTATCAAGCGTTTTACCCGCATTATCTGCAACATCAATTATATCTGGAATTGGCACCCTTGCAACAACGATAACTGGATTAGTTTCAACAGTATCAACGATATTGATAGCAAATCCGATTTTATTGGCTCTTGCGGTTGCAATTTTGGCTATTTATGCTCTGTATAAACTTGGAGTATTTGACTGGATTATTAAACAATTACAACCCGTGGTGGATTTTCTATCCAAAATGGACATTGTTGGAACACTTGCTGGCATTGCAAAAGGGATTGTTGACTGGTTTGTGAATTTACCTAAAACGATAACTGATACTATAGGTGGTTTGGATGGAGGGAATATTGCATCTTTGATTGTGGGGATAATTTTTCCTCCTGCTGGGATATTGCTATTATTGAATCAATTTTTCCCGCAAATCGGTGAATGGTTTGCAGATTTAGGAAATAAGATAATAGGTTTTATTACGGGAATAGATCCTATTGCAATAGTTACTGGGATTCTTGCTATAATATTCCCCCCTGCAGCAATACTATCAGGGCTTGGAGTAAATCTGGGAGATATAGGCAATTGGTTCTCTAACATTGGAAATGCCATAGTAGGATTTATCACAGGCATTGATCCAAACACGATTGTTTCTGCTATTCTAGCAGTAATATTTCCTCCAACATTGATACTTACAGCTTTAGGAGTGAACTGGACTGATGTGGCAGATTGGTTTACAGAACTACCTGGGAAGGTCATTAATGCAATAGGAGCAGTGGCAGATATTGCAGGGGATATCGTAAGAGCAATATTTCCAATAGATACTATAGTTTCTTCCCTTGGAGGTTCTTTAACCACATTAGATTCTTGGTTTACAGCATTACCCAGAGCCTTATTAAGTGCAATCGTGTCCGGGGCTATTGCAGTTGCTGATTTTATTCAGGCTATATTCCCTGTAGATGATATTCTATCCGCATTAGAAACAGGGTGGACTTCAATAATTTCCGGAGTAACTCAATTTATAAGCGATTTTATTCAGGGAATGACTAGCGGAACTGGCAAAGTTCTGGAATTGTTCACTAGTTTAGCATCAGATATCTCATCATTTCTATCAGATGCTCTTTCTGGTATAACAGATTGGGTAACAAATGCAATAACTGCATTTACTCAGTTTTTTACTGATGTTACAACTGCATTAACCTCATGGATATCCGGGTCTACATCTGCTATTACTGCCTTCTTTGCTGATGTCCTTACTCAGCTAACCACATGGATATCTAATTTTATAACATCTATATCAACATTTTTCTCTAATGTCCTCTCTAGCCTTACTGAATGGATAACATCTTTTACGTCATCTATTGTTACATTCTTTGCTGATATCATATCTCAGTTAACAGAATGGATAACCTCGTTTACAGAAGCAGTTTCTACATTCTTTGAAGATATTATTACTCAACTTACAGATTGGATTACTTCATATACGGAAGCCATGACGGCTTTCTTTGAGGACATACTTATACAATTAATTGATTGGATAACCTCATTTACAAAATCTGTAACAGCCTTCTTTTCAGATATTCTCACTCAATTGACTGAGTGGATTACATCAATAACGGAAGCTGCAGTAACTTTCTTTGCTGATATTCTCGCGAAATTAACAGAATGGATCACTAGTTTCACTGAATCTATTGTAACATTCTTTGCTGATATTATTGAAAATTTGACAACCTGGATTTCAGATTTTACAACTGCAGTTGCTGATTTCTTCCAGGATATACTGGATAAATTAACAGAATGGATCACTTCATATACCGAAGCAATGGTGAACTTTTTTACGGATATAATCACCAAACTAACAGAATTCGGAGTCAATATGCTGACCTCGATAACAACAGCATTTGATAATATTATTTCCTATATTGTGACACCACTACAAACTTTATATAATTTAATTACGGGTAAATTTCAAGCAATATTAGATTTTATTCGAAATATATGGAGCCAGATTCAATCTTTAGTATCGCAGATTACAGGGGCGACTTCATCAGCTCAAGCCTCCGCTGCGGCAGCTCAATCTGCGGCAAATACAGCATCGGCTGCTGCGGCATCTGCATCATCGTCAGCCGGAACAAAAGCATATGCAGAAGGCGGGTATGTCAGCAAAACAGAAATGGCATTGGTCCACGCCGGTGAATACGTCCTGACTGCAGCTCAGGTAAAAGCCGGGGCGGTTGAATCCGGACTTGGTAGCAGTTCCGGGAGCACATCACATACATACAATTTTGGTAATATCTCATTACCTGGCGTCACGAACTACGAGGAGTTTAAAGCGGCATTAGCCAAGGAAATCCGGGCACGGCAGGGATACCGGGGGGTATCATGACGAAAGTAGTTGATGCAGCATTTCCGTATTTTGCAAACCTATCAATTGGGGAAACCTCTCTAACCTGTAATTACATAGGATTGGGGTATGGGACTATAGCAGAAGCTAACGGGGATAATGCGTTATCGACTCCATACCCCAGTGGGGGGTTTGAACCGCAGGCATGTTCTATTGTCCCAAGTTCAACCGGGTTTACAGTAACCGGAACTTTACTAAACTCTTCAGGTAGTGCCAGGAAAGTAACAGAAGCCGGATTATTCCTGTCGGATGGAAACACCCTTATTGTCAGATCTCTCTTAACAGGATTAAAAAACTATGGAATAGTTCCCGACGGAGAACGTATTACTATTGTATTTACAGTTACAATAACCGAGAGTACTTTAGTTTGGGTACACACTTCAGTCCCTACCATTCAGGCAAACTATTCTATAACCGCCACATGCACAGGAACGATAAACCCAAATTCCTTCCAGGCAGCAGGAACAAATACAATACTTGTTGATGCTGCGTATCCTGCAATTGCCAATATCTTAAGCGGAATATCCGCTTCTTACCTGGATAAGATAGGGGCCGGCTACGGAGATGCTGAAGAAGATACTACACTAACGGCTTTAGACAGTCCGTATTCAGATGGAGGGTTTGAACCGACTGATTGTACTTTCGAATATCTGAATACAACAGCGTACCCGTTCTGTCTTCATGCTTACGTAACTCTTACAAACACGTCTAGTGATGAACGCCAGGTAACTGAGGTCGGACTCTTTCAGGCAGACGGCACTCTATTTGCCAGGCACCTGTTTACCTGGGATGAGATAGAGAACTTCGGGTATGTGCCTGCAGGAAAAAGCATAACGATCAATTTCTATATCCTGTTCAGGTGTAGTTACAACGGGCTATTATATAACGGGGTAAACGGTTTCCTGGCAGACTTTACTATAGCCTGTTCTGCGGTATGTAATGGTGAGATCGATATAACAACGTTTGATAATAGTTATCCAGTTCAGTTCAATGGAAACGAGATACCTAACTGCGGGATAAAAACCATTAGCGGGAAGTCTGGAGAACGTATCTGGAGCGTGATAAGTACAACGGAAGATACGGATAAGATAGACATTCTCAACCGGTATGCATTTCCTATCAATGCAGGCAACTCAATATCCGGGTATAGTTATGTTCTGTCTCCATATCGTCCAGGAGTCCTGGTAATTAAAGAAGGAGACACTTACGTACCATATGAGAACTGTTACATCGAAGGACCAATTCAGCAGGACATATTGGGGAATAACCGGGTATTCAGTTTTAATATTTACCAGTCTAAATACGACTGGTACGATGCTTTAGCCACTACTTCAATAGCAAACCTGTCAGGGGCTGATGTATTACTTGAAACAATAGCGAAGATAATAGCAGGGATAGTTACCGGAGCTGTAACTGCAGTTGGGTTCCTGATGGGAACTGAACAGGGACCGTCTGCAGATGCAACTCCAGTTGTTACGGGGTCAGCGTCCGGAGCGTATCTCACGCTTTCAGTCGCTATCTCTGTAACTTCTGCTGAAACACAGACCATAACTGCAGGCTATGTTTACTCGACTGACCTCGCAACTCTTGAGGCTACCGCTTCCGGTACATTATCATTCAGTTTGGCATCTTCGATAGATGCATCAGCCAGGTTAAGATTTAACACAGGATAGGAGGAAAAAATGGGTGGATATTTAGATGCAAGTGTATTAACTTCATATCTCATCAAAAAAGCAGGAGGGGTAGATTCAACTGCGTTTACTGCCCTGAAATGTTACATCAGAGACAGATATTACGGTACTGAAAACGAGCAATACTTAACCCGTGGGCCTACTGCAGATGCTTCCCCTACTGTTACCGGGACTGGAACTGGTGCTTATGCCACAATTGATGTTACATGGACTGATTTTACCGGTGCAGAGGCGTTTGTAGAAAACATGTGGCTCTATTCTTCTGATGGTAGTATATCAGCATTTTCGTTTGATAACGATGCAAGCGATTGGTTTAGTTTTTCTAGCGCATCTCAACAATTTATCTGTAATATTATTTTCAACCGAGGATAAAACTAGATGGTATACGAATCCTGGAAACAGATAGCAAACGTCACCATTTCGAACCCAGTTAATCAGACGAACTTTCAGCATAAACTTTCTCTTACTTGGAAAACCGGGATGGCTGCTGACTTTAGTGATATCCGGTTCACACAGAGTAATGGAACGATATGCACGTACTTCATAGAGTCATATACTCCGGGGGTATCTGCTGAAGTCTGTATTACTGTCCCGGATGCAAATCAAACTTCCCTGATCCTGTATTACGAAAACGCTTCCGCGACATCCGAGTCAACAAGCAGCGTGTTTATCGTATACGATGACTTTGAAGATGGGGATGTTTCCGGGTGGACAATAGAAGCAGGAACTTTTGTAGCTGATGCATCGATAAAATATAGTGGTAGTTATTCTGGGAAATTTACGCATTCGTCAACATATGGATATACTGGAGTTTATAAAGCAGTTTCGTTAACGAGCGGTATTATCGAATATACCTTTCGGACTAATGTATCAAATGCTCATCATATCCCCCCGACATTTTGCAACGGGGCATTTTCAGATCTAAAAAATGCATTTTTTATTTTTATAGGGAACGGATATATTGGGTATTCTGACGCAGGCGGGAATCTGCATAACCTAATCACATATGCTGCCTCAACCTGGTACACTGTAAAACTGGTTGTAAAAAGTCTGACTGCTTATGATATCTATGTAAACGGGGCTTTGTTAAAAGAAGATGCTCCGGTTAGGGGAACACCAACAAGTTGGGACCGATTGTTTTTTGGAGCATATTCATCTGGTATTATAACCTGGATAGACAACATTAAAGTCAGAAAATACGCTGCTACTGAACCTACCTTGTCTGTTGGTGGAGCGGTTAAGAACACTCACGACCTTAAACTTGTATCCCCGATAAAAATAACAGTAGGCGGAAAGTCTGACTTTATTTACAACCAAGCTACGATAAAACGAAGTGCCTCTGATCTCTCCACTACTGCAGGCATTTCCATTCCGGTTAATGCTCTATCTTATGTTCAGAACAATCAGGAAGTATCTATCGAGTATAAAAACCGGGTTCTGTTTCATGGTGTAACTGCTGACTGGACGTTATCATTTTCTAACGGGTTATCCTCAATAGATATTCCCTGCATTGATTATTCTTACAAACTGTCACATACAGCTGTCACAGTGGATGAAGCGGTCACTTTTGAAGCTGGAACTGTGATAGGCTCTATTATTGTGGCTCTGGCTAGTTCAGTTGGAATTGATACGACCAGGGTGCAGCAAGATGATGATCTGGTATTAACAGATGATTTGGTTGTTGCTGTCGGAGAAATGGCTCTTGATATCATACAAACTCTTTGCAGTGATTATCAATGTGTGTTTTATCTGGATTATGGAAAAGTCGGGGGCACGATTTACACCTATGCCGTATTTGGAAACTACGAATATATCAAGGAATTGCCGGCATTCCTGGAAACACACCTAATAGAAGAAACTAACCTTATAACATTTTCATTATCGCTTAAGTCAGTCCCGGATGCGGTTTGCACAAGGGTTATTGCAACCAGGACGATATCTGACGTGGTAGAGGTTGGGGTCGCGGTTTATGGTGATGCTCCTTACTATGACAAAGTGGTTGAGATAAATATCAATGATACGTCAGACATTGACGATTTGGCTGAATCGTATCTTGCTAACTTCAGACGGGTTGATACTCAGCTTACTGGGTCTTTCCAGGGTATGGGGATGTCCTTGTTTAATATCCTGGATATCTCCGGACTGTCAAGACTCACAGGAAAATATCTAGATTTGACTCATTATCGGGTTACTGATATCTCATATACTCTTTCTAACCTCGGAATTACTGCTGACATAACAGGCATCGATCCTGATGCTGAGCTCTGGGATGAGGGGATAAGAAAAGCATCTGGTGAGAGAAGTATTGACAGGCTGATTGAAAGTGAGGCTGCAACACAGGCAGAGAACGCAAAACCCGTATACGCTACTGTGATAGCATGAGTTACACAACCCATATCCAGTATACTGATGGAAAAACAGAGTATGTTGAGTTACCGGTAGAATATGAAGTTGGAACAAAACTGATTGTAACGAAGAAGAAAGATGGATCTGTTGTAGTGGCACTGGCAGAATAACATGGTACTGACAAAGATACAGTATACGGACGGAACTATAAGGACTGTAGATCTACCGTCTACTTACGAGGTTGGAACAATACTTGCAGTTACGGATTTGGCAGATGGGGGGGTAATTGCGGGTAGGGTAACTCCATTTACAGCTGGACCTGGCATATGTCAGTCTCATGATATGGGAAGTCATACAGACGGAATTTCTTACTTTAGTTTTTACGTAAAAGCCAGTGGGAGTTTGGGGCCTTCTCAATCCGTTAAACTCACGATATATACCACAAATCTCGGGGATATTGTATGGGAACCTGAAACAGTACCGCTCGAATGGACAAAAATAACTCTGGGTCCTTTCGAAAATATTTATCAGACAAGTATTAAGATGGAACTAATTGGTTCGGGCGCTGCGATATATTTCGATAACCTCTATTTCTCATGGATGGATGAATCTGGAATATGGGATATTGGAGGTAATGGGGGGTTTGAAACCGGAACTACATATTGGACCCTTACGGGGGATGCTGAAATTACATCAGACGAAGCGTATGAGGGGACGCACTCACTGAAGTTGTGAAGTAAGAAAGTTAGATCGCTTTTTTCTTGTCTCCGGTTAACCGGATATTATGTCATATCAGGCAGGACTTACAGCTTACAAGTCCGGCGATTACCAGAAAGCAGTCGATGAGTTACACCAGGCTGTGGAGGAAGACGACCAGAATCACAAAGCATGGAACGCTTTAGGCGTTGTCTTAACTACAACCGGAGATTACGAAACGGCTGATACCTGCTATGAGAACGCGCTAATGCTAGCTCCGGGGACTCCGGCATATCAGCGAAACCGGGACAAGAACCGAAGGAAATGGCAGGAAGAAGATGTGCTTGAAGTGGGGGATAGTGCGGGGGTTAGGATACCGAAGAATCCGATAAAACAATCTGCGTTTAAGATTACAGGTAGACCTTGGTGGCAATACTTTGTCGGTATTTTTGCCATCCTGTTTGTGCTTATGTTGCTCGGGGCGGCTGCTGGAGGGGGTAATCATTCATCTACAGATTACAATTATAAATCAAGTAATAAATTACAATCTTTATCTCCTGAAGATCTTAAATTTACAAATTTGGTAATTGAAGAAACTAAAATAATCACTCCATTAATTGATGAAAATACAATAGCTGTGAAATCTTATGATATTCTAAAACTTAAATCAACTTCCAAACAATTATATGATGTTATTTGGGTTATGATCCCTCAAGTTAATGAAATTAAAGTATCCCCTCAATTAGAACCGGTAAAAAAGTTATATCTACAGGCTCTGAATGATTACTATTATGGATATAGCACCATTTATGATGCATGCAACGAATATGAGGCAGGCAATAATAATAAATTTACCTCATTACTTGATGAATCGACTAATGCAATAAATGATGCAAATAATAAACTAAAAGAATCTGCTAGAATAACCAGTAATTTAAATCTTAACTAATTATTTTTTCTTCATCCATTTTCTTTTTAGCCCATTCAACAATCGGCTGGAGTTCGTCAATCTGTTTGACGAGTTTAAGGATATTATTCATTGCAATATTCTGGGTATCATCCCCTTCAAATAGATTAATTCCAGCAGATTTAGATAATTCCCTAATAAATTCAGGTTCTAGTTTTACTTTATCTAGGAGATTTCTTGCTTGTTTTGCTGTTTCAGTTAGAGGTTCCCCACACTTCTGGCAGTATTGTGCATCAGGCAGGTTTTGAGTTTGACAAGAGGGGCAGAGACCTGGGAGATCATTACCAAGATATTTTTCGAGAGCTTCAATTACAGCATCAGTTATAGAAACCCCTCGGTCTTTCGCTTTTTGTGAAAGCCCATTATATAGGTGTTCTGGGATCCGAGCAGCTAAATATCTTTTCGATGATGCCATTTTACACATGATTTTACATTACTGTTAGATAAGTTTATATTTTACAAAAACGTAAAATAAAATGTAAAACATTATGAGGTGTTATCAGTGACTGCGTGCACTAAACCAGTCAATATTAGAATGGATATTAGACTTGTGACGGCAATTGAAAAAGAAGCTCAAAAAGACAATTTGACAAAAACTGATGTTGTCCTTAAAATTGTAAAGCAACATTATGGTAAATCAATTCCCGGATTTTGTCCTTATTGTGGGAAAGAAAATGAAATGGATAGTAAATTTTGTTCAGAATGTGGTAAAGAGTTGAAACAATGACTAAAAAAGAGACAAAGGCCAGCCCCTCCACACCTCCAAGTAATGAGCGGGCACCGGCTAAAGATAATTCACTCGCTGAAGTGAAAAAGTTTTCCCGATGGAAGACCGTTGAAGTGAAACTTGAGATACTCAAGGATGGGAAACACCAAGGTTGTCTGATTGGTGATGGGGTTCCATATACATATTATTTCCATACATGCCGGAATTTAGAGATGAAATCTACGCATATGGATAGGGTTAGAAAACGTCTCATTCCAGGTAAGCACTACATAGAAATCTCAAAAGAGGAAATAAAAGAAATTTACCCGGTCATCCACGAAGCGTGGATGATTAGGAATTTTCCGCCTGTTTTCTATTTCCTGACCGAAGAGGGGTTTAATCGATTAATCCTTGAAATCGATACTGCCGGCATGAAAAATAAAGAGGCCGCCGCACGCATAGAGTCAAGGAAAGATGACATGGTTGAGATATTCACCCGGTATCAGCATGGTGAAGTATTATCAATAAATGGCCCAATTCAATCAGAGAAAATCGACGATGTTGATGATTACATGCGGGGGTTGGCACGTTACGGGGGGCATCTCAAACGATGTGGGTACGACAAGCACGGAGTTAACAGGCTGGTAACATATGCTGGTGCAAAAAGATTAGGAATTGATGAGGATTGTTTGAATCTGATATATAATCCTCCATATGTTGACGATCCTCTTCTAAAAACATTAACAATAGTCGATGTTGCTGAAAAACTAAAAGTCGATGAATATACTCTTATGGAAAAACTCATTGAATTAAAATGGGTTATGTACCATCCAGAGACAGGATTATTCCGCTGCGATACGCTTGAAAAACTCGCTTCTGGATGAAAATTTCTTTTGTTCAATCAATGCATCTATTTGAGCAACCATCCCTTTAGGCACTCTTACCTGGACAAAATCATTCCTCTCATCCGAGTACTCCTCTGACATATATAAAAATAGAAATCTACAGTTATATTAATTACCTCTACAATTGTAGAGGTAGTTTTATTACCTATCTCTACATATGTAGATATATGGCACAGGAGCCTAAGTACCAGAAGAACATGTTTCTTCCGGTAAAAACGGTCGAGCAGATCCTATCTCTGAAAGATGAGTATGGTTCTGAAACCGCGGTTGTTATCGCGGCAGTAGAGGAGTTGAGCAAAAACAAACCTATAGAGATATCAGCATGAAAAAAGAATCACAGGCCGGGGCCGACGCCAATCAGGAACCCGGCATGACCAGCCAGACTGGTACTAATGTTTTGCATCGAACAGTAATCAATTCTCCGCCCGGAGAGAGTAAGATCCGGGGTGTTGTGACACTGGAAGATCTCAGGGAAGATCACCACCACAACATGGCCGCCATACCGTTTGAGTTGTATCGGAAAGTCTACGAAAATCTCGGCGTTGTCTTCATAGGTGAGTGAAATGCCCGGATACATTGGTCCGGTCTGTTGCTCTGCCTGCGGGAAGCTTAAGCAGGGTGATGTCCATTATCCGGACGGGCATATTGAGAAAAACGTCAGAGTATGCCTGGACCGAAATTGTGAGCCAGGGCTTAATACATATTTCCGGCCAAAGGGGGCGGTGTGAATGATGCAGCCAGCCAAATCCTGTTTTACCTGCCAGTATGGAGGAACCGAGCGGGGGACAAATTGCAAGATCGCATCAGACCGGCTCTGCTGCGATGATTGGACAGAACAGGTTAAGATAACGGTCAGGGCAGTTGTAGATTTTGAAATAGACCTCAAAGCGTATGAGGAATACTATCAAGAGAAAGTCAATGACTTATCAGACTTGGCAAAGCTCGAGAGGACTAACAAACTTGAGTTTTTCAGGCGCCGGTTACATTTCGACGATGAATTAAACGCTGTTAAAATTGAGACAGTTCAGCGAGTGGAGGCCATAGCATGAGTCAATCTTCATTAGACTTCAACCAGTTCCGGACTGCCTACGAGATGAGCAAGTCAGGAGACGGTAAGATCCTTGAAGATAATTTCCTCCTAGAGCTTATCCAAACATTTGCTCAAGAAAAGCGGGTTCTCGCGTTTAAGTCTGATCTAAGGATTGAGACTGGTAACTTCGATAGTACCCTGAATGACGTTGCGAAAATCGAGGAATGTGAGAAAGAACTTACCTTGTTTATTTCTGTACTATCTGAATTACAGTCTAAATTTACAGCTAAGAAACATGAAATAATTAATGAACATATTGCATCTGGAGTTTTAGAAGAGGGTTTATTCAGGTTAGAACTTAAAACAAAGCATGAAAATGGGTCATTAAATGAGAAAAAATACCTTGAACATTATCCTCAGGTTTGGAACAATTTAAAAAAGAAAGCACTAGAGAAAATTGAAAAAACGTTCAAACCAACTCTAGGAGATACTCGGAAGGAACTTGCAAAACTTGGTGCCGATCCTGGAAAATTGATAGTTATCGGATATGAACTAAAACCGATAATGCCCGGAAAAGCAGCGGAGGTGGAGACATGGCTGTAGTCGTAATAATCCGGGACGAAATTATAAAGAATCGACCATATCGAGAATTCAGGATCGTTGAATTTCAGGTTCCACCTGAGAAAATTAAGCAGGTAATCCCGCTTCTGGAACAATGTGGAATACCAAGTAAATCACCTCATGTTCACTTTGGGTATTATTGTGACATTTCAACAGGACATTTTATCGTTCATTTGCCAATCAGGAGAAAGTTCCGAATTGATAATGCCCTAATTAGAATAGAAAAACGCCTGCAGGTAAAAACCGGATTGGAAATTTACCGGGATATTAAACAAGGTGCTCTGCCGGATGTGGTGCGACCATGAAAAGACGCAGACCTCTACCGGTAACTGATTCTGACGAAGTATATTGCCTGGGATGTCATGAGTTTGCGACCTGTAAATCAAGATGTCCGGAACTCTGTCCGGAGGCTGGAAGATGACAGAAGCAATAACTGCTCCTCAAAAGCCTTTGATGGAAACCAACCAGGTTAAAATTGCATACCTGGACCGGGCAAAGAAAATGATCAGACTAATTTTCCTGACCGGGACTAACATGGGGCATAATCTAGAGTATAGCTATAGCAATGCAGATGTAGACCACCGAATCCGGACAGGAGATGTACCTATTGATGCCTTTATACAAGGAGGAAAATTACTGAAACTATCATTTCCTCCAGGAATGGAACCTGTAAACCCGGTAAAAAGTATGCATGAGGAACGGGCAAAAAAGGCAGAATCTTCACAACCTCCAGCGGAAAAACCGAAAGAAGAACCTCCTAAGCAGGAGCAGATACATACTCCAGTCCCCCCAGAGCTAGAAAAATGGCAGATTAAACTCCTGAAGAAAGGAGACGGGAAAGCCCTGATACATAAGGCTAATGGACAAGATGAATGGATGCAGTATAAAGGCAAAGCTGCAGAGAAAATCATCAGGTTAAAAGAGGGTCAACTAGTCCGGTTAAAATTCGAGGGAGAAATAATAACTGATATCAACCCGGTTGATGAGACTGGTCAATATGATAAATCCGCCTGGGGAGGAAGAGGATCAGTAGGCAAAGGAGGATACAGACAAGATCCAATCATTGACCTGATCCGGAATTATTCTATTCTCCATGAAGCTACATTAGATAAAATTGAGAGGTTTCAGGAGTTTTGTCTCTTTAACAAAGTATCTTATAAAGATAGAGATGAGGCTTGGAACTGGATCGTAAAAACATCAATTAAGTCAAGTCTTGAGATCTATCAGGAGATCGAGAAGAAACACAAGTATGGAGGTCAGGTATGATCTCTCTCTCAAGTCTATATTATATTATATTATATAGAGCTAGGTACTCTAGCTCTCTTCTCTCTCTCTCTCCTCCGTGGAAGTGGAGGTGTTTCCAATGGTAAAGAAAGGGAAATGCCTCTATTTGAAAGAAGACCTCTGTACTGGGATTCATGCTTGTGGTATAGAGAACCTATCAGAGTTTGTCAATTTTGTAATGGAAGAGACTATCTTACTTGACAATCCCGACTATTCTCCTAGAAAACAAGCAAAGATCATAGCAGATAAAGTAAGGAAGAACCTCCTAGCTCAGAGAAAGATCGTCGAGGAAGAACAGACCTACCAGGAACAAGCTGAGGCAATGCATGAGAGATTCTTGAATGAAGCCTCTCATATGTTTCGGAATATCAAGAGTTTCAGTTCTAGGCTTCCAGAATATGATGTTCATGGGGATAATAATGCTCTTTGGGATAAATGTGCAGACAGTTTATCTGAAGTTTGTGGTTTTTCAGTAACTCCATCTGAGTGTATTACTTTTGTTCGTAAGATGGCCGAAGCAGAGGAGGGAGTCTGATGTTTTTACGCGATTCCAATTATTCAGAATTGACCCGTAGGATTCTTGATAATAATAGATCTATTGCAATAGAAGATGAACTTAAATCATCTTTGTTATGTGAACTTTCAACTGCTGATCTTATCCAAGAACTGTCAGGCCGTGAAAGAGTTTCAGTTCATGATATTTTACCAGATGATGTTTGTGAAATAAGTTATGATCGAATTAAGAATCAACATGGAGTAGGATTTTTATATACTACATGCCCTCGTTACGATGGCCCTATTAAAATCCTGGTAGTAGAGGGTGGAGTCTGATGACATATAATTCCGGACTATTCTTCAAAGGTAGGTATCTATCTCATCCTACCAGGAAAGGAGAATATCTCTCTGATATACAGGCCAAGAATAAATCAGATGCTCTGAATGGATCAGGGTATGTTTCTTTCGTTAAACCAGAGAAATTCGGTAAAAGAACAAAATTTGTTGTTATTGCGTCAAAAAGAGGTAGTTTATAATGCAGAAAGCAAAATTAATTTCAGATTTTAATCTACCTGCGTTTTCAAGAGTTATTAATGAGTATCTTGCAAAAGGATACCATTTATCCTCCGTGAGTCTTGGGCCGGAACGATTCTCAGCATTGATGATTATTGACGCACCCCCTGGAGAACTCTATTCTCTGACTGCCTCGAAAGAGCATCTTATTTCAATATTGTATGCCATGTGTCACGGATGCCAGCATGAAGGTTGTGATTTTTGCATCATGGCTAATGCTACCCCTGACCCTGAAGAATTCATTTATAAATGCATGTTTACTGAAGAGGACGAATACCCGGATGGGATAATCCTATTCGATCGTGCCATAGCAGCCGGACTAATTAGACATGGTGATGCCTGATGAAACCTGGAGATAAAGTCAGGTTTACCGGATGCTCTGAAGACCAGGATAAATGGGGAAATCAGACAGGAAACCCAAAAAAGTTAGTAATTGGAGCAATTTACACAATAAGATCAACCGAAGAGCATACATGGCATACTAAAGTTTTCCTGGTAGAGGAGGACGGAAGTTTCAACAGCGTTTGTTTTGAAGAGGTTGATGCCTGATGCCTGATTCTTTTAAATGTAATTATGGGGACGAATATCTCTCTGTTAAGGCACTTGAAACATGGGGCTTTGAACCACAACTAGATATGGTAGTTGAGGAGCTTTCGGAACTAATATTTGCCATTCAAAAATGGAAACGATATCGAAACGATTTGTTTTGTTTGGAAAACATTGCAAAAGAGGTTGCTGATGTGGAACTAATATTAATGCAATTGCATGTTTTGATGGGAGAAATAAATAGGAAGGATTATACTTCTGCGTTGTTTGATTATCGTGAAATTAAAAGAGAGAGAACGCATAGGAGACTATATGTTGAACTTTCAGCTGAACAGGAGGCCAAACAATGAATTATCCTCCTCTATATCCTGTGCAATTTGGTCATGTATTCCAGGAACTAAAACAGGATGAATCCGAATATTTCATAGAAGATAACGAACTCCCATTTCTGACTAAATCCGACCGGTTAATTTTCCTCTCACATTTCCAGGCTATTGGAAAGATGTGGGAATATTCAAGGAAATTATCCCACAGAAAAGAAGAACAGTTAAAAAAGAAATGGGATATTCAATCTATAGAATGTGAGTATGAAGGACCTACTATCATAACCCTGGAAAACGGGCAATATATTGAGACAGATACATATGGTGAGGTTTACGATACTGATATACCTTTCAATAATGACGACGATGACGATTGGTATCCCAAACTTGCTATAGATATTTGTTTGGATTATGGTAAAATCTGGGATGAGGTAGAAGAAAGAATAGAATCTTTCTGCAACGCCCTTGGATATGATTTTGAATGGGATGAGTATACTATTCGATTTGTAGGGCATGGAATAAAAACGGAAGGAAGAAGCGCCTATTCGTATGATCCGGATGATCTTTTTGAAAACATGGAGGTCCAGCCATGACCTACCGGATCCTCCGCCTGCAGGTTGAAAACTTCATGCGGGTTGTAGCAGTCGATATCTCCCCGGATGGCTACTTAATCCCAATCACCGGAAAGAATGCTGAAGGTAAGTCAAGCGTCATAAATGCAATCTGGGCGGCCTTGCAATGGCGGGCAGCAGCAGGCAAAATCCCGGAACCGGTACGACGAGGGGAAGAGAAAGCAATTGTCAAAGTAGATCTCGGCGGACTCGTTATCACCAGGACCTGGACCGGAGACAAAACCCAGCTCCAGGTAACCGCCAGAGATGGAGTCATCTACAAAAGCCCACAGGCAATTCTTGATAAACTGGTATCAGAGATAGGGTTTGATCCCTTGGAATTCGTCCGGATGCAGCCACGAGATCAAAGAACCACTCTGATGGATCTGTTAGAAATCGATTTTTCTGAACTTGAACAGGAAAAAGCAGAACTCCTGCAGGAAAAGAAACTTACTGACTCTCTTTTGAAGTCGATAGAACTGCAGTTGAATGAACTGCCTGAAGTCCCCGAAGATACTCCGGATGAGGAAGTATCCGCAGGGGATTTAATACAAAAAATACAATCAGCCAGTTCAGTTATTCAACTGCACAATAAGCAATTACAGGAATGTGATGCAGCATACAACACAATCAGTAGATATCAGGCAAAAATCCAGGAATTAGAATCTGAAATTAAGAGATATCGAGAATTTATACAAAAAGTAGATGCAGAATATGTCTCACTTAAAACGCTTACAGATGCTTTCGTTCCTCCGGATATTGACTCTCTCAATTCTCAACTTTCCAATATTGAGCAAACCAACAAGGCAATCAGGCTAAAACACCAGCGGATTGAACTTGAAACAAAACAACAGGCAGCATATACTGAACTTGAAGAGATAACTCAGGGCATAGTAGATATCGACCAGGATAAGGTTGACTGCCTGGCCAGGGCAAAATTCCCGGTTCCAGGATTGTCATTCGATGAGTCCGGTATACTGCTAAACGGAGTTCCTTTCGCCCAGGCATCAACCGCAGAACAGATCCGGGTATCATTGGCAATGGGAATAGCAATGAATCCTAATCTCAAGGTCCTGCTCATCCGGGACGGTAATGCTCTGGATTCTGTCAGCCTTAAGATTGTAGAGGAGATGGCAAAAGACAACGAGATGCAGATCTGGATGGAACGGGTTGATGAATCCGGGCAAATGGGCGTAATAATAGAAAACGGAGCGGTAAAACATACAAACGGGCAGAAAACCTTGTTGGAGGCAGGACAATGAACCCAAGATTATCCATTATGTCTGAAAAAACAAAACAGACTATAATAAATGAAATATCTGAAATAAGAGGAAATAGCGAATTATTTTCCAGGACAGTAATTGAAAATGCCGTGAAAAGCAATCCGACAAACTATCCGGAATTGCAGAAACTTTTTAGCCAACCTCCTATCGGGAGAAAAGATACATTTTGGATTACTGCTTTTCTAAACCATTCTACAGAATTTGAGCAGTGGAATAGCAGATATTGCAAAGTACCGGTATATCGATATGTTGGGAAACTACAGGGGGCTAAAGTATGACCCTAACACATATCTCTTGTTTTTCAGGTATTGGAGGGATGGATCTTGCTGCTGAATGGGCCGGATTTAAAACGATGGCACAAATAGAGAAGGATCCATATTGTTTTAAGATTTTGCAAAAACACTGGCCAAATGTGCCACGATTTGAGGATATACAAAATGTCACAGTTAACTCTCTCCGGGAAGCCGGTATCCAACAGCAGCCGATCCTATTGTCCGGTGGATTCCCGTGCCAACCGTTCAGTGTTGCTGGAAAGCGAAAAGGCCAGAGCGATTACCGTTACCTCTGGCCGGAAATGTTCAAACTGGTGCAAGAGCTCCGGCCCTCTTGGGTTGTTGGAGAAAATGTTGCTGGATTCGTCAATATGGGTCTCGATATTTCGGTTACTGACCTGGAAAGTGCAGGTTACGCCTGCAGGGCGTTCATTATTCCGGCTATCGCCGTTGGAGCCCCTCACCGTCGGGACAGGGTATTCATTGTTGCCCACTCCGAAAATGAGCGATGGGAAGAGAGGGGATTGTCCGGGAGAAAGAAAGAGGCATTCCCCCTGTCTGAATACAGCAGTGAGAAACTGGCCGACACCTACATCACGGGACTGGAAGGATACCGGGAATTCGATAAAAGACGGGACTACCCCGGTAAATGGGCTTCTTGGAAGGGCTGTAAACCCTTCCCTGGAATCTGGGAGTCTGAACCCGTTGTGGGTCGAGTGGCTCATGGGGTTTCCTCCAGGGTGGACCGACTTAGAGCACTTGGAAACGGGGTAGTACCACAACAGGTATTTCCTATTTTTTTGGCAATTGCCGAAATTGAGTTGGGGGTAACATGACCACGATAGGAAAAGCCGTCAGAGTAACTCCGGAAGACGATATAACAATCCGGTTGAATTCAGGTCAGCATTTCAGGGTCAGAGCATCAGATGCCAGAAGGCTAGCATCCGGAAAGGAACGAACTACAGAAATTTATCATTTGTCGGCTCCAGGTCAGGTTGGGAAGCTCGAAATGGTTAAAACCGATTTTTACCGGTTGGTTTCAGGCAACTTGGTTACTTATTGTCATGCCAACCGGCTTAACCTGCTTTTCAGAGGATTGTATTATTGGGCCCCTATAAGTGACTGGTGTAGGGAGGCAGGGTTATGATCCCCTCAGTTGAAGAACGGCAGATCCGGCATTGCCCTGGCATTGCAAGGATACCAGAAAGCCAGCCCGGAAGATATGTTGAAATTGACTTTATAAATTCCTGCATATTTTTTAAATATGATATATGTACACTCGGAATTGAGCGGGATATGGGATGTAAAATCCCTTGCAAAGAGCATATAACAGAGAACGAATTCCATCTACTCTTTGAAGAACATGAAAAACTAATAGAATTCGCTCATCGGGTAGCACGCTTTCAACCGGAGGCCGTAGAGATCATGAGAAAAGAGGGGTTTAAATTCGATAATCTGGAAGATAGATGGCAAAAATTAGCTTTCTCTTTTTACTCTGATCTCTGTGAAATAGAAAATATGCATCAGCAGTTGTTTGAAGAGGATGATGATGACTGAAGAGCAGATTATCCCATGTAAAATATGCGGTAATGTCCCGGATATTAGTTTTGCGACATTTGATGATGGGGAACAGTATCTTGGAGAAATGTATGATATACAGTGTATTCATGAGTCAGAAGATGACCGTGTTTTATCAATACTGTATGCTAGTGGTACAACAAGATCTGAGGCAATAAAAGAATGGAACAAGTTAAATGGGATACCTGAATGGCTGGAAAAAGCAATCTATAATAAGTTAAAAGAAGAAAAACGGAGTAAAATTAATCCGTTTTCATTAGGATTCTTCACAGCATTAAGATGGACCTTGGTACTCAGACCTCCGGTAGAACAAGAGGCGAGATCATGATTAACGGGTTGCGGATATCTGGGGATAATTAAATGTCCGAGATTGAAGAAGATAAAATATGCCCGTTTATGAGCCGCCCGGTTATAGGGGAGATACGAGATCATGGCCGCCGCAGTGGGTGTTGGTCAGCGACAAGTGATTTTCATACAGTTCATTGCCTGAAAGAACATTGTGCAGCATGGGGGGCAGTTGCAGGAACTTTAGGCTACCCGGTCTATAACTGTATTTTAATTTACGGGAGATTTGAATGAGTGTTAAATTCTTCATCTGTTCTCTCTGTATTGCCGATGGGCAACTACCATGTAAACTCATGGCAGATACAGAAGATAGTGTTCCTCCTGTTAACTGTCCTTTTAACGAGAATACGATACCTGAATGGAAGGAGTCAAGCCCATGACCTCTGATACCCTCTATATCCTCCGGGATGCTCTTATTGCTCAGCGAGATTCTCCCTGTTTAATAGCAATTCCCAGAAGTCTTCTTGATCAGGTTGAAACTCGGCTTACAGTCCTGAAAGCGAGATACAAAGAAACCGGATCAAAAGAGATCATGGAAGAGCATGAATCGATAGTGGCGGTCCTCGAAGAAATTAAGGAACTTCGGGCTGATATTATCTGGAATGCAGTAAGATTCTGCGATGAATCGTTCGCTTGTGATGCAGAGGTAGGAAACTTCACGGAACGAGAGAAGGAAATCTTTGAGCCTCTCTGTCGGTTATCAATGAAACTTCGGGGGATGGATATATGAGCGAACTCCTCAAAGAACCAGCATTTACGGAAGCGATTTATGCCAGTTATGATATCAGCAACGTCCGGAAACTGGACGAGATGACAGCCAGGTCACAATCCGAACGAGACAAGTTCCTGAAACGGGCAGTTCTGGATGGCAAACATGCCGGAGGAATCAAGGTTCTGATCCTTCGGATTGATCAATCAGGACATCATGAAATACATCCAGAGGGATTTGAATGAAAACCGGGCGACATCCTAGCCAAATGGAAAAAATTGAGGTATTCCTTGCCAGACAGAATAGCCCGATCTGTGAAAGAGATATTGTTGAGCAGATGGAAATTCCCCGGGGAACAATTTATCAGGCTTTGAAAAGGTTACGAGACGCCGGAAAATTACAATGCATTATTAGATTCGATAGAGATTACATCAGAAAATACTATAAGTGGGTTGGAGGGGAAAATGACACTTATTAATCTTAAATTCTATCCGGAAATGGAAAAAGCCATCTTAGAAGGTAGGGAATATTGCATTATTGGGGATGAACTGAAGGGTTATCCTGGAGATATTTTTATTGTTAGGGATAGACTATTTCGAATTCTCCAAGTAGATTTTCCAAATATCTCGCGTGATTCACTTGTTTATATCCATTATTTTGCATATGTCTGTGATAAGTGTCCTCTATTCGGTATATCTGGCGCAGTATGTTCTGATCCGGATAATCTGTGTCCTATTTACGAAGAATGTAAGGAGGCCCGGAAATGATAAAAGAAATCATTTGCATGTGGCTGCTCTGGATCCTGCTTAAACTCTTCGGGCAAGAAATAGTTTGCATTTCAACAGTATGTTCATTCCCAGACTCGGCTTTACAAATACTTAATAAGTACATCCAGGAGGTACCAGAATGACTGCAAATATAATTAATGATTTTAGAATCAATGGTATCGAAAGAATAGCTGGGGAAATTGATTGTAATCAGTATACATCTTTCATAAATTCAGGTAAACTAAAGTTATCTGGCTATTCAAGAATGAATAAAACATTCTTATTCGAGTTTTTTGATAAAATTCAAGATATTCAGAGGTCTGAATTTCCGGAATTACAAAGTAATGAGATAATTATTGAAATTTATATCAATGATGATAAAAACCATCCACAACATGAAGAATTAAAATCCTGCGGGGGATTGTTAATCGCCAGATGCGATACTAATATTTACGCCATTGCTCCAATGTCGGAAGAGGTACCGGAATGACTCAAACTACTCTTTTCCACCAGGAGGAGGCGAAACCCCCTAAACCGGCCCCTACAAAAGAACCAAAGATTGTAGGTGTATTTGAGACGTTCGAAGAAGTAAGGGAGTTCTCAAAATCTTATGCAAACGTTCCTGGCAAAACTATAGAGTTTGCCTATTCTCCAGGCCTCGGAAAATACATTATCCGGGAGGTTTATAATGGGTGATTATCCGGGTTATAATTGTGGTACATGCAGATATTCCGGGGATTCATTTGTCATCGCTGATAATGAAAAGACCGAATGCCGGTTAAATAATCCTGGAATTGAAGGGTTCCCTATTGTTAATATTAAATCCTGGTGTTGGAACGGCAGAAAATCAGAAAAAACAATTAAAGGTGAGAAATAATGAATTGCCCGTTTTGCTCAAGCCCCCTGACAGAAAAACTAAAAACCGGCGAATATGGATGCAACAATTGCAGGAGGATCTTTCATGCCGGGAACTAGAGAATGCAAAGCCAGACTTTGCCCTGATCTCATGTGGGTAACGAAGAACCGGTTTGTCAGTCCTCCGGTACCAGTGTGTAAAAAATCCGGCAAACGCCCGGAAGAAACGGAATGTCCGGGGGAATGCTAATGAGGCGCCCTGGACTCACATTCAGAGATGGAGTATGCTGCGAGAACTGTAAACACGAACAATGCAAGAAAGAACAGGGTAAGGAGTATAATCCTACAAAAGTTTGTGAGGATTGGCGATTTGATGATTATTTTCACGATTTACAGGAAGACTGGGATAAATACAGGAGAGGAGAATGAACACAAAAACCAGGAAAGCAAAAGGGAAAGGATTTCAAAACGATCTCACCGGAGATGTCAGATTAAAGTTCAATCTGCCTGATGAAGATGTAGTCTCGAACGGGATGGGGCAACCAGGAATGGATATACAACTCTCAAAACGAGCGAGACAAGTATTTCCATTCGCTATTGAATGCAAAAGACAAGAATCTCTTAATATCTGGGAAGCACTGAAGCAGGCTGAATATAATGCAGAAAAAGAGAATTTAGTGCCTGTTGTGGCTTTTAAGCGGAATTATTCTAATACTTATGTTGCATTACCCTGGGAGTTTTTTTTGAAATTGGCCGCAGGTGAGGGGTTATGATCGTCGTCGAAGGAAAACGATATTACACATTTTTTGAAGCATCTCAAGAAACCGGATATACTGAAAGTTCCATTAGAACTTATGTCAGCAAAAACCAGGTAGAAGGATATAAACTGCCGGATGGATGGGTGTTGACCGAAACCGGGATGAAACAACTATGTATCAGGAAGAGTAGGGAACATAAAAAGGAAATACAAGAGGAGGATGAGATTATCGCAGATACTAAAAAAATTGAGCCAGAATCAGAAAAAGAAGAGAAAACAGACCATTTTGTTAACGTCAACAAAACGATAAAAAGTGAACATGGTCCAACGGGCAAATCGGTCCATTTCACGACTCCGGGTATGATAATTCTATATGAAAAGTTACAGGTGCTTGCATTAGCAAAACAAAAACCCGTGAAAGAAGTATGTGCAGAGATCCTTGAGAAAGCCCTGGCTGAAAAAGAAGACACTTTAGCAAAAATCAGGCAACTTGAACAACAGAAACAGGCGTTGATGGAGCAGTTATGATAATTAAAGTATATAGGGATGGGGATTCATGGGGGGCATTTACCGGGCCGGATATCCAAATCGGGGATTGTGCATTTGCCGATACTCCAGAAGAAGCAGTTGCGCAATTAAAACGCGAATATCCAAAATATAAAAACACGGACTGGGTTTTTTGCACAGGTCATGATCCAAAAGAGCAGATATGAGTGAAGATACTGTAAGACGGATAACAACAGGGGTTATTATGATATTTGGGTTACTTCTTGCATTATGGCTTCGTTCAATAGGGTTTATTCATGCTTATTATTGTTTCTGGGGTGTGGGTTGCTAATGTCTTCTCCATACTTTCCTCCTGGTTCAACCGGGCAGAATATCGAGATAGGGACACGAACCGTTCCTTATCAAAGCATGGAATCATATCATGTTATCGCAACTATCAGCCTGGAAGGTAAAGTCTACGACTACCGGCCTGAATTGATACCCCCCAGGATAAATCCCTTGCTTGTTGATGCTACGGAACGGGCAGAGTTTGGCGGACTGCTGCATAGGATCCGAGAACCCCAGATATCAGTGACGAGGTGGATATGACGAAACAGCAGCAGTTGAAAGAAATAGACAATCTTATATTACAGGATATCAGAGAACATCCGGGGAGTACCCAGGGGCAGGTAATTAGAAGAATGCAAAAATATTATCGAAGCCGAACATATATCAAGGAGAAAATCAACCGTCTTGTTGCAATCGGATTGATTAAAGATGAGAGAGATGGCATGAACGCCTGTTTATCTCTACTTTAATATAATCTTAGTTCTCCATCGTATCACCTAAGAAAATTAGTAACCCGCCTTTGTCCAGGCGATTTCTTGGTCAATCATTGCTTGGAGATATTCCTCGAAGGACTGTGCTGCACCTGCTCTCTCACGGGCTTCAATAACTGTTGCGGGAGTCTTTATTCCAACCTTAATTGTTACTAATTCTTCGCTCATCTCTCTCACCTTTGTATACTAATACTTGCACTTTGAAGTATATAATACTTTCTACAAAACCAGGTAAAAGTAAGGATCAGGTATGATAAAGACGGTCAAAATGAGGATATTTAGATCTTTGAT